CCGACGGTGTGGGCTTCCGGGCTAGGGGCAAAAGAAAAGCCAGCCCGTTGCAGCCGGACTGGCTTTCCCTTATGCTCCCCTATCGCCCTATCACTCTTCCCACGTCATCTCGTGCAATCTTTCGTGTGCTGAGGGCGCTATTGTAACCGGCTGTGGAGGAGCCAGCAGGCGGTAGGAGCTTGCTATCCCACGGCAGTTTGTCTGATCCGCTCGATCGCGGCGATCGGCCTGCGTGGGATTGTCTTCACCTTCCAGTTGCAGTCCTGGAGGTCGGTCTCTGAAGGCTTACCTTCGAGTAGGCGACAATACTCTTCGGCCCACATCTGCGTCGCCATCTGGTTCTCGGCTGTCACGAGGTTCTGATCGCGGACTACTGAGACGGGAGATAGTATCGCGCCGGCTCTCCGGAGCATGTCCTTCTCTCGGATGAGCGGGAAGCAGGTCACTTGTTTGCCGGCGACCGCAGGGATGAGTACGGGGACAGTGATGCAGATTGCTGCGATTGGCTTGCCTTGCTGGTTGAACTCGTCGACATAGCGGCGCGCTTGCTTATGCGTCCAGTATGCTTCTGAGTCCTTCATGTTACCGGAAGTGAAGATCAGGCCGTCGAACTTCGTGGTATCGATCGGTCCGTCCTCGAAGGACTGCCGCAGGCGGCGCTTCTCGCCGGTGACCTCGTCGATAATGATGCGTCCGGTAGACATAACTGACACTGTATGCCCATTAGCCTTCATTGTGCGAAAGGCTGTCCATAGCTCGTTGCCGTTGTAATGCTGGCAACAGATCTGGAGGACTCGCATTATCTGGTCTCCCGCATATAGCGGTCGAACTTTATAAAGGCTTCGGTCAGATTATCGGCGCGGCCAGTAGTACCGTTACTAAATAGGAGCCTATCTGTTGCAGTGTTATATTCTCCTAGGTACTGCTCTTTGCGCGCGTCGTGATCGGCCTGTGTATAGGCGCACCATACATGATAGCCACGGTCTCCCAATTGTGCATTGGTAGCCGTAACTTGGCAGAGCAGCCCGTTGTGCTGGCAGTTATCTGTCGAGTCGTGCCTCATTACTCCGCCTCATTGTCCTCTTCATCGAGCTCGTCATCCTCTATGTCCTCGACGTCATCGTCGTCGGCTAGGTCGATCGCGTCCCTATTGCCTCGCTTGATGTTACTGATCTTGTTGTTCTCCTTGTTAACGTTGCCGGCGTTGTCAATGTCTAGCCGGGCGAGGAAGATTTCGCCGCCACGTTGAAAGAGCTTCAGAGGCAGCTCGTGGTTACGGATGTAGGCTCCGAGGCTGGAGCTAAGGGATACGAGGGACTGCTGAATCCCTGTTCGGTCTATCTGGCCGACCTTCATGCCCGTCTCGAGGAAGGCCTTCAGGATAGGGTAGCTGACCCTGCCGCGGTGTGCTTCGCGGACGTTGAGACCGTCGACACTGTCAGGGTCTACCTCGATGAACTTGACCATTTTTGGGCTCCAGGGACTTGTCTTCTTGCTTTGTTAGCTTAATTATATAACAAAACTTTTGTTTTGTCAAGCATTTTTTATAAGTTAACTAAGAAGACTTTTTGGCCTCGAGGGTGGCCTGGGCGCGCTTGTTGGCGGCCTCGTTCTGGAGGAGCAACTGGCGGCGGCGGAAGTCTACTATCCATGCTTGTATGATTGAGTGCGTGAAGTAGCGGGCGGGTGGGGATATGTGTGTCTTGCGTCCAGAAGGTATGATGACATAGACCTTAGAGTCCTGCAGCTTGACTTCGCATACGCGGGCTAGCATGCTATTGATATCACTGGATGGAAAGCCCATGAGGGCGCCGACTCCGTAGAATTCACGGTCTCTCATTGGATCCGGCTCGGTAGGTGCGCTCATGTAGACTCCTTAGCAGGCGTAGCTGTCGGTTATCAGTAGCGCGTAGGCGAGGGGCTCCCAGTGGGTAAGGTTGTTGGCTTCTATGATTTCCCAGCCCGTCCACTCGCCCGTACCCGGCACGACCCGGATGTTGTCCTCGCCATAGCGGCGTTTATAGTACTGCAGATCGCAGTAGTTGCATCTAGTCAGTTCACCCACGGCTTCCTTCTATGGATGTAGCGCACATGCATAGATCATGATGCTCCTAGCGGTAGTTCTTTAATAACCGTGCTAGTTCTAGGACAGAGCCAGAGCAACGTCCAGCGGCCTGCATGGAAATCGAACTGGACGTCTAGCTTCCGCTCGCCGTTGTATGGATGACTATATTTACAGTTTGTACACCAGAGGCCGTGTGAAGGCGGTAGCGGACGTTCATGCTGTGATATCCGCCATCTGAGATAGTCAGTCCATCGATCTGGCAGGGGAAGGCTAGAGTCGGATCCCGCTAGGAGCATATGCGTACCGTTCATATTCGGTTTGACGCTTGGCCATCTCGTTACGCGACACGATAGCCACTCCGTGTTCCATGTCGTCGCTGTATCCTGTGTCGAGTATCGGCGCGCCGCAGGCTGCGCAGCGGCCGACGACGTGTCGGATATAGATGTCCTGTGCCATAGGCTAACCTTCCTCTTCTGGCATCGGCCTACTGTGTATGAGTGTGCCATACTCGACGTCGTACTGGCCGGCGTCGTAGCCGTCGAGGATAAGGTTGATATTGTCCTCGAGATTGTCAATATGCATTTGAAGCAGCTCAGGAGCGCTAAACGCCATACTGTTCTTGAAGCTGTTCAGGATCTGGTGGATCTCTTTTGAGAGCGGCCGTTCGGGAGTGCTTTCCATTAACGGTGTCCCTTTCCGAGATGGATGTAGCGCTCACAGCGAATTGCCTGGCGCTCGTATGGTAGGAGGGAATCGGGAGTGTGATAGTGAGGTCTTTCTATCTGGTAACGACAACGCAATAGCTGGTAAAGCCAGTTCGGGATCAGGTTCTTCCTTTTCTGGTTCTGTCTCTTCGGCCTCATAAGGAGCCGATCAATAGCTTATGGACTCGGGCGCTCAGGATAGTATAGCGTCGTTCGGTATCCCGCCAGGCCAAAGCATCGGCGCGTGATTCGTTACTGCGGGGTATATAGGGAGGTATTGTTGTAAACTGGCTTGCGGTCGCGTCTAGGAGTATACCTCCCGGCAATACGTTGGCGACGTGTCGCAAGTCTAGTCCTGCATCAACTACGACGAACCGCTGTATTTTGCCTCCAAGATAGTCCTGAATGACTAGCGCGGAAACCGAGCATTGTCTGAAAGCTGGGTTGTCGGGTGTCCATTGTTCCGGTAGTCCGCAGGTATCGCGGCTCCAGGAAACGATAAGCGCCATTAGTAGCTCATTCAATGAAGGCGCTGTCATTTGCCTCTTCGGCCCCATCTTGACCTCCCGGCCAGTTTTCTCGGCGTGCGCCGAAGTAGGCGTCAGCTTCGGCTATCTCGATCACCGTGCGTCCGCAGGCGCAACGATGTTTAGCTAGCTTGCCGCGCCGAAGTAGTTGATAGATCTGCGGCGACGATACTGGACGCACTTTGGCATAGTTTACTGGTGTGATATACTTAGCGTCGGCTAGGTCGTCCTCTTCAGCGCGCCGGATAAATTCGTCTATATTCATGCAAACCCTTTACCTGGCATGCATAGCTGTCTAGTACCTTTAGCGGCGTAGCAGCTTACCCAGCCACACTTGCGACAGATCCGCCAGTGGCAGTCGGTACTGGATAGCGCTATAGTAGGACTGGTGTCTGGCTCTGGACGCCGCTCGCAATGGGGCTTTAGGTCAGTACCTTTGCAGTTATGGCAGTTTATCGGGATTTGCATACTAGCCCCCTTAGTAGTCATATGCGGGGCCGTGACGGTGCAGCGTCCGCCCCTGTAGCCTAATGGCCACCGATCGTTTCATGCACGTCGGCCTTTCTTACTACTTAGTGTTGCTACCGGGACGGTGTAGTGTCATCCTGCTGGCTTCCTGTTTTCCGGGGTTGGCGTTGGGGTTCTTTCCGTGACCGTCGTAGGCCTTCTGGCGCGCCTCAAGACGCTTTAGCATCTTGCGGAGCTTGATACCGCCCAGCTTGATCACCTTCTTAGCAGCGGCCGTACTCGAGGCCGCTATCGTATGTCATCCATGGATGCCAGTTGGTGCCGTCGCTGCTGATCTGGACTGCGGCACGAGCGTTACCTGCGGGATCGTAGGTAGCCAGTGTGCCCCAGCTAGAGTTGATCTGCCAGAGGCCTTCGTCAACTGTCCCGTTGCTGTCGTAGTCCGTTGCCTGTGGCCCGTAGGGATGCCCCCCGGATTCAGCCATCGCGATTTCTGCAGCCATGAAGGCCGCATTTGGATTGCCGCCGACGCTATCCCACAGCTGCTCTAGATCGCTGCAGCTATAAGGGCCGCTGACCTGAGGAGGGGAACCGGCGGCGTTAGTCGCGCGAGCGTGGCGAGGCTGATATTCCGCGTCGGTCTTAGTAACGACCGGCTTACCGTAGGCGGCGTGCTTACCGAGAATCGGCCGGATAACCTCGCCGGGCGTAATCAGGTTCGGGTTGGAACCGACCGCCGAGAGGTTAGCGTCATACAGACGCGGCCATAGATTGGCTTGACCGAATAGCCGCTGTGCGATCCCTGATAGAGTATCGCCGGACTTGACTGTATAGGTAAGACGCGTTGGATGTACTACAATGAGCGACTTGCGGGCATGATCAGGTTTACCTGACCCTTCCGGACTAGGAATGCTGGGTCCAGTAGTGTTTGGTACATTGACTGCGGATATCTGCAGCTGTTCGACCGGTGAAGCGAGATGCGCGGCGACTACGACCGCGCCTGCAGCTGTTGCGATACTGGCGCCGGTTGCGATAGTCCGCACCGGGAGAGTATGGCGGGGAGGTGCTGCGTGACGGCCACGCGTCCGTCTACTCACGTGTCGGTCCCTTTCTGGAAGGCGATGAAGGACACGGTGCCCTTCTTTTTGTCTGTAGATGTACTGACATCAAATCCTAGCTTGCCTGCCTGATAACGCAACTGGTGCGTTAGGCTGTCCATGTCCTCCGGAGCGATACCACAGGCTGTACGCCATCGACAGGTCGCGGCCGATTGACGGATAACTTCTGTATAATCGACGTTTGACATTTCTAGCAGGCCGCTTTGGCCTGAGCCTCCTTACTACTTGGCCCTATCTATACTATTATATAATCAGATCTCTTCGTGAATCCCGGTTTTCACATTTTTTCACAAAAAATATTTTTAGGCCTCCGGCGTATGGAGGGCGTTTATGACAGCCTGCCTATTGTGCTCGGTAGGGTTCTCTTCGTACATACAGATAAGACAGTCGGCTCTGTCGCCTGCGGGCTGGCCGATGGCGGCCGCTGCCTTATTATGGCCGAGCATTTGATGCAGGCTACAGATGAACCATCCGTAGACATCGAGCCTCGGCAGCTCTGGTTCTGGAGGACAGACCTTACACGGATGCATACCGGGGATAAGGCTCTCGTATTCACAGGTGTTCCTGTGGGTGTTCCAGAACCAGCACTCTTGGGGGCATGTGGGGCTATGCGTCATGACTATAGGTGATCTCCAGGAGCAGGTAGCGATCCACTTGCGCTTTCAGCTCAGCGAGCAAGTCATGGCCGCCGACATCAAGGTCCTCATTGGTAAAGAGATACCCTGTAATTTCTGAGTAGTGCAGCTCGCATCTGCTGTCGCCTTCGCCGTCCAGCATGCGACAGAATTGGTCTTCAAGCTCTTCGTCGGGTAGCGCCTCTTTGGCGGTCCAGTATCGGACGGTTAGGTAGCGCCCGTAGTCTTCTATATGTTCCTCGATTGTGTCGGCCAGTGGATACTCGTCGACTCCGAGGAACAGTATGTCGAATGCGTCACCCCAGTCCGCCACCCGGATGATGCCGCGATAGCGCTCAGTTGAAGTATTGGTCATAGCCTTCCCTGGTTAGATGGAATCCTTGATGACAGTACTCACATTGATGATGCCCGTTTTCGAATAGCAGTCGCACTTTCTGCTTCTTGTCGGTAAAGTTGTCCCAGTCGGTCGTTGTACGCGTCACGCGTATGTTCAAGGGGTTGTCGCGAATGGCGTCCCAATCTAGGTCTGTGTAGCCATTGGAACGCTCTTTGTTAACTTGACCTTCGGCGCCATAGAGTCTGAACACGCTCGTGTCGGCCATAAGCATGCCGCCGTCGTGGATTGTCTCCTTCCAGCTGCCGAGCTCGCCCGTTAGGCCGTCTTCCGGCATGATCGGTACGTCGGTGAAGAAGCCGTCGATGTACCAGCGGAATACCGTACCGCCTTTATCGACAGCCTGCATCATTGCCTGGGTGAGCTTATAGCGTGTGACAGCGCGTGTATAAAGTCCCAACCCACGGTTGCGCCAGCGCGGATCTACGCGGTCAGAGATAAGCTTGCCCGGCAAGACGCTCTGCATGATCTTGACGATGCGTGCCGATGGTAGTCCTTTTAGTCTAGTCCGGTAGTTGTGCAAGAGCGTAACGTATTCCCGTAGCTCTGGGACTTCAAGAAGACCAGAAGCAAAGGCGCTAACAAGGTCATACTCGTAGACCGGACCGGGAATGAAACCGCATGCGACTGACCCGATACATTGCTGCGATATGCCAGGGAATTCGTGAGGGACCTCTAGGCTGGGGATGTCCAGTGTCGCGAACTCCGGCAGATGTAGCACGTAGTCGGATAGGGCTGAAGGCCGGTACCAATTGTTCTGGGCGGCCCAGAGACCTGCACCGGTTAGCTCGTCCCGAGCCTGATTCATGATTGTCGGTAGGTCTGACTTGCCATAGAGCTCGTACGTCTTGTCAAGCGACTGCATGAAGAACGAGCGTACGTCGAGGATGCGCCCCCCGGTGTACCAAAGCTCGCCACCTGACACGTAGCGGTCGTGCTTCTTGACCGCTCGCAGACGTACCTTCCCCCAGGGTAGTTCGCAATATTGGCGACCGAGAAAGCGCTCCCGTTGGAGGATATCCATATCAGAAGCGATACGTCCTGCTATATGATGTAGAGCTCCGTAGCATACCTGCCAGCCAGGTGTCTTATCGAAATGCCCCGCCAGTGGTACGAAAGGCTGCTGGCGATCTTCTCGAGCCACTATTCTAGCCCTTTCAAGCTGGGTCTGGTGTCTGGCTGGAGTTATGAGCGGCTTAGGCCTGAACGCTTTAGGCTCGCGCTCGAAGAATGTCGGCATGCGTTCCAAATCATTCGCCCTCGCCGTAATAGCACTCATTATGTGGTCCGGGCCATAGCATGCAGTAGCATGCATTGGCTTCGTTAGCGGGATCGTTAATAAATGTCTCAGGCGCTTCGGGAGGCTCAGCCAGCCAGTCTAGGTTGTCGGACACCGTATAGGCTTCTTTCATGAGTTCCATGGTTAGATGTATACCAAGGGCCTCGATAAAGCGGTCCAGTGTGGGATTAGGCCTCCGTAGCTGCTGCATTGGAGGATGCCTGACGGTCATGCGACCTGTTGGAGATTCAATCTCCATCTGTATAGCCCTTCATTTGTCGTCTGGCCCCGATGAGGAGCTCGCATTCGGCTACAGAAGCGTATGATGATACGGTCCTCATGAGGTAGAGCCATTCGTCGTCAGTCCACTCGCTAGCAGGCACGCGTGTAAATTGAAGCCACTCTTCGTAGCTATCTGTCACGTGTCCTCCCAGACATGATCGTCATCGCGTCCGGCGGCGCTAGAGACTGTGCGCCATTGCTCTCGTGCGTGTTTACGCACAGCCTCGCTAGTATCCCGCATATAGTATGCGTCCCAGAGCAGCCGACGGTTAGCTGTCATCTGCGGCCACTCTCCGAGTGTTGGGTTATTCTCGACGACTCTCATCCATTCTAGTTCGAAGTAAGGATCGGCGTACGCCTCGATTGAGTGGCCCCGGACGCGCTCGCGCACGATTGCTCGGGCTCGCCTGCGCTCGTCGGTGTCGACAGGACTGTCCGGCAGGCCTTCGTTAAGTAGTCCACGTATCTCGTCAATAGGGCGTGATACTATTCTTCCGCGCTCATCAGCTCGTCCGCCATGGAGCCCGCGAAAGCGCCTGAGTAGATATTGCCATTCCTGGTCTGTAACTGGACGATAGACCATTAGTCGATGTCCTCCGCTTCCCAGCTTTTAGCGGCTAGATGGCCGTTAGCTATAATATTGAATGTCGTGCGACTAAGTATGCCGTTCGCTATGGTTGCTAGAGGCCGGTCGCGACAACTGCATTGGATGACGAGCTCTGCCGTACCGTCATACAACGCTTGGGCCTGTATTTCGATATCGTGTGCGTTCATTCGCCGTAGTCTTCTCCGTGGACCGCCAGGTGTTCTCTGGCTATGGTAATTAGGACGTCCAATGGGGCGCCTCTATCGAAGACGTCCAGCGGTTGTTTTTGGCAACTGCATCGGATGACGAGTTCCGCGGTACTGCCGTACGGCGCATGAGCTTGTATCTCGATATCATGTGTATCCATTATGGGAGCTCCTGACTAGCCTCATGACGATCTACTAGGTAGATGAGGAAGTCATGGCCAACGTAGGGACCTACGTTAGCTATCGGTCCGTCCTGATTACATTTGCACCAGATGTCTATGCCCGGCTGTTCCTGTTCAGGGTACCAGACTACGAGAAGGTCGATCCTATGCTTTATGGAACTGGAACCAGAGCTCGCCTGGCCTACTTCTTGTAGTAACCGTGAGGCCACGTTCTCGGGCTTTCTCGTAAAGCTGAGTCCGGAAACTACTCGGCATACAAGTGAAATCGGTGCCTTCTTCGGCCTTCCAGACATCACCGTCTTGGATTTCGTCCCAGTTGTACTTCTGGGGCCTTCCTCGTTTGGGTGCAATTAGAAACCCCAATCATCAAGGCCAGTAGTTTCCTGTCATGTCAGTAACCTCCTGCTGTGATGGCCTTTACTACCGCCGGCGGTAGCTGCTCGATATAGTAGTCCCGGAGGACTTCGAGATCTCGGACATATTGGACTATGATTGCTTCGGCTGCCGCGTCGCCGTTGTATGTTTCCGGAGCGTTCTCTAGTAGCTCATCGATGAAGTCGTCGTGCTCTTGACCTTCCCGGATATCGAGCAGTTCCGCTTCCCAGATGCCGTCGTTATCAACTAGTCTCATGCCGGCAGTATTACGGGCCCGCTGAATACGTTCCTTGAGTAGCCCTGCATCGGTATCGGTTTCGAGGACGGCGACCTTGATCAGGTAGATAAGCGGTTGTGTTATCATTAAGTAGCGTTCCCTTCTAGCCCTGCATGCTCGTTACACGGACCTTGGACACATTCGCGTCCAGGGTGGATGCTATAGGATGCGTGGGGTGAGTGAGAGTCGATGTGTACGTTCGTCGAAGTAGGTGCGGCGCTCTTCGAAGTCCTGGTCGAGCCGACCCGTTGCACTGAAATACCTTGCATTCGGATCGATCTTTTCGCGTTCGTCGTCGTCGGCCTCTTCCAGCTTATGCCGACCGAGACGGTAGTTCCAAAGAACGTCAGGTGCGTCTCCGAAGACTGATGAGCCTCGGGCGCGCCATTGGGACCCGTGGCCCGTATGATGTACGAGGAGCGTTTCTTGGATACCCGCTTCTTCAGCCAGTTGGTTGAGGGCTTCAACTATGGCACCTCCTCCGTCATTGGAATTTTTATTCTCGTCCAGGCCAAAGGCGCGGAGTAGCGGTCCCAGTGGATCGACCACGAGGACGGTAGCATTATAGGCGGAGAGCCGATCCGCAATACGAGCCCGTATGCCATCTGTGAGGATGTTGAATTGATGGGCACGACCTCGTAGATTGTATATGTAGACATTGTCCAGGCTCCCGAAGTAGTGCGCGTAATGCTGCTGTGTGCGCTCGGCGACCTCCAGGTTCAGATGAATGATGGTCTCATCAGGCTCGACCGGCGTTACCTGACAGCCAAGAAATGGACTACCGGTGGCTAGTGAGTAAATGATGTTACTGACCATCGTACTCTTGCCGGTCTTACGATACGCCGCTAGCAGCGCTGTACCGCCCGCCGGCCATAGAGCTTGCACTCGATATGCGGGAGTATCGTACTTAACGGCCAGGAAGTCCGCGTAGCAGATGGGGTTCCCTAGAGTGAAGTCCTCTAGGGCCTCATGTTCTCGAAATAGCGTTGTAGCTTCCCGATTGGCTAGCATATGCTCGAATTGACGACTGGCTTGTTCAGCGATGCGCTTAGCTAGCGCCGACGGGGCTGGCGTCAGCCCGCTGAAGTTCGGCGAAGCCATATTACGGTCTCGGACGAACTTCATTAGGTTCCTTTGGCGTAAATTGGAACTCTACAATGCCGGGCTCCGGACTTCCGGTCTCGACCTTCATTTTCTCGAGGCGGGCTCTTTGATGTAGGGCGGTCTGGAAGTTCTGGACACTGCAAGTAAAGTCCTTGCCTTCCTCGGCCTTCCAGACGGCACCATCTGTCCAAAGGTCCCAAGGGTAAAAGCGCCGGCGCCGGGGCTTTTGTTCTTCTGTACGACTGGCCATTACCTCAACCTGTATCGTTTCTTGTTGCTCTCATAGTAAAATTATATAACAAATTTCAGTACAAAGCAAGCTTTCACCAAATAGATCCGATTGACTATCTAGGTAGGCGCATGGTATAATGAAAGTATAGTAAAGGGAGGCGCTGACGAGGAGGAGGCCGCGAAGTGTATCCGACGCTGTCACTGGTGGGGCGGGTAGACGCATTGACGCCGGCTGAAGCTCTGGCAGTCATTGAAGATGACAGACAAATTCTCTATGACGGCGGCTCCGGGCATCCTCGGGCAGGTGAGGCGGTTGAAGTGCTGCGGTCCCTGCTAGTATCCTGCAACGGTAGACATTTGCGCCCCGCCGATGAAGCTGAGGACGACTGGTGAGCCCGGAAGAGGCTGAGAATTTTTACGAAGAGGATGAGGACCCTGGACCGCTGTTTGCTAAGTTCGAGCCGCCTTATACGCAGTGCTTGATAGGGCTTGACTATATCATGAGGACGTATGGAGCGCCAAGGTTATTTCTTTGCAGACGATCCGGGCTTCGGTAAGGAAGATGACGAGCCGAAGGAATATCCGCATGCCCTGTTGAAACTGATTGACAAGCCAAACGGTCCTCGTTGGTTCAGGAACTACTTGGCTACGCTTGATCGAACCAAGTTGGCCTCGGATGATCCTCACGATCGCAGCGAGCTTACCAAGAATGATCCGCTACTCTTCGCGTTGGTCTATCTCATTCACCACCTTCATTCGGCGGAGACAAATGATCGACTCTCCTTTGCAGACTTCCACCTTGACCTGCTCGAACAGGCCAAGCAATGGACAAAGCGACCGACGCGACCCCGCGAATACCGCGACGCTTATGTTGCTCCTCGAGGAGTCGGCAAGTCGACTTGGCTTTTCACTATCCTGCCTATCTGGGCAGCGGCACACCAACATGTCAAGTTCATTGCGGCCTTCTCTGATTCGGGGGACCAGTCAAAGAACCACCTGGCCACTATTCGGGCAGAGTTTGACACTAATGACCTCCTAGCGCAGGACTTCATAGCTCTTTGCACAGCGAAGGTTCGTCGTCCTGGCGGCCCGATGGGCAAGAAGCTCGTTAGCCAGCGTATGGACAAGATTGAGCAGGCTAACGGCTTCGTGATGCTGGCTAAGGGCACTGGCGCAGCGTCCCGTGGTATGAAGGTCGGCAAGCTACGTCCTGACCTGATCATCCTTGACGACATCGAGCCGGGTGAAGAAAAGTACAGCCACGCCGTTATGGACTTCCGCCTGCGCTGGATGCAAGAGACGGTATTCCACCTTAATGAGCATGCTCGCGTGATTATTGTCGGAACGGTAACTGCGCCCGGATCGATCATGCACCAGCTATCGGAGTCGGTCCTACATCCCGGACCGGCTACGCCAGCCTGGATTGCTAGTCAGCAGATCAAGGTGCACTACTATCCGCCAATTATCCTCAATGATGACGGTACTGAACGTTCTTGTTGGCCAGCTAAATGGCCGTTGGACTATCTGAAGTCAATTGAATCGACGCGTGAATATAAGAAGGAGTTCCTGAATCAGCCGGTAGCGCTTTACGGCAATTTTTGGACGGTGGATGATTTTGTCTATGCTGACCTACCGACGGTTATTGACGTACTAGCGCTCGACCCGGCAGTGACTTCGCACCGCCTGTCTCACGATACCGGACTGGCGATCGTCGGTCTGCATCTAGGAGGACACCAGCTCCCGAACGACAGCATCACGAAGAAATGCGCAGTGGTCAAGTATTCGACACGGGTTAAGCTACCTCCGAAGGAGCTACGTAGTACGGTCCTTTGGTATTTGGAACAGTGGCCTGAAATCGGCCTGGTCGTTATCGAGACAAACCAGGGCGGTGATACTTGGCAGTCCGTCTTCTACGACATTCCGGTCCGTATGGAGCAGACCTGGAGTAGCTTCCCAAAGCCGGTACGGCTGTCGCGCTTGTTGAATGCATATCAGCGAGGCTGGGTTGTCCATGCGCAGCCTCTGGTTATGCTGGAGACTGAACAATGCTCTTATGAGGGGACTGGAGCTCGCGCCGAGGAGCCGGACATCATTGATGCAGTTGAAGTAGGAGTACGAAAGTTTATCAAGCCGCCGCCTAAGCGTGTAGCAGGCGGGACTTATAGCTACGCGCGGCGCTCTCCGATAGGAGTACAGGATTGATCGATTGGACCTTTCCTGATGAGCCACGCTGTAAGAATTGTGGCCATGCGATTACTAACCAGGGCGCTTCAGCTAGGCGGTCTCGAACAGGGTGGTCGCATGCCCTTTGGGATGGCTGGGAAGGCATACGCTGCCCTGGCAGGCTAACTGGAGCGGAGAAGGACGATGAGCGATGACGACAGCATCGACCGCATACTAGAGCTACTAGGTGGGGATGACATTAATTTTTTCCTAACGGCCCGTAGTGCTCCTCAGGGCCTTAAGGTTGTACTATCTTGTCGTTACAAGGACTGCAAATGGGGCGAGACAGTCGGCGAGATGGAACTATGGGAATTCGTAGTCGATGCTCGTGAGTATTGGGACAAGGAGCATAGCGATGACTAGGGCCGACCCACTGGGCATGACAGGCGTCGCTAACGCGACGAACCAGTTTCTCGGGATGTCGATCCCGCGTCCCAGTCCAGAACCGGGATGGGAGCCGAGTGCTGATCTGCTGAATGGTCTGCAAAGTCTTGAAGAGGCCCAAATGGGGTATGCTAAGGCTGCGGCATACTACAAGGGCACGCAGCCGGAGTTCTTCGCTTCACTCCGCCTCCGTATCGCTATGGGCGCCACGGGCGTGATCTTCAACTTCAACTTTGCAGCCTTGCCCGTTGATGCGGTTGCGGAGCGCTTGGAGATTGCGGGCTTTACGGTATTGAATCGCGGCTACGGAGTCGAGACGACGGCCGAGCATGATGAGACTGCGGTCCAGTACATTCAGGCTGCCTGGCTGGGTAACCAGCTAGATGTTTACGGTCATAATGTCATGCATAATGCCTGTAAGTTTGGCGATGCATACTTCTTCGTCTGGCCTAATCCTGATGGCGACGTCGATGGGGATGGTATCCCGGATGTGGACATCTTTTACCAGTCCCCCCGCATCATGCGCGTCTTCTACGACGAGGCGAATGAGCGCGTCAAGAAGTATGCGCTTAAGCGCTGGAAGGACTCAGCGACGGGGTACGTCTTCGTCAATCTGTACTATCCGGACCGTATTGAGAAGTATATGCAGATCCCCAATCCACGAGGCGGTCCTGGCGATTGGATCCCTCGTCACGATGAAGAGGATCCAGATGAGTGGCCTCTAGATAATCCGTACGGGGAGGTACCGGTATTCCACTTTCGGACAGGCTTCCCTTATGGCGACCCTGAGCATGTGAATGCTTATGGGCCACAGGACGCAATTCACAAGCTCGTGATTAGCCATATGGCATCGGTAGATTATAATGCCTTCCCCCAGCGATATGCAATCCTGAATGAGGACTACGACAGCTCAGAAGCCGCGTTCGGTGATGAAGGTGACTACGCGTTCGCGATTAACACTAGCGCGACCCTGGATACTGGAGTAGATCCAAAGTCCCAGCTGACTGCGGATCCTGCATCCGTCTGGTTCATGAAGGGGATCAGCAGCTACGGACAGTTCCCTCCAGGAGATCCGACAGCGTTCCTCATGCCCTTCGAGAAGTATATTCACGCAATGGCAGTAACAACGAATACGCCTATGCACTTCATGGACCCGATTGTTAGTAACGTATCGGGAGAAAGCCTACGGGTCGTCGAAGCCCCGTTTGCGAAGAAGGTCAAGAATCGGCAGAACATGATGGGGGTCCCTTGGAGTGATCTATATCGCTTCGTGCTGAAACTGCAGGGCTATGACGACCCGGTGCGCATCCAGGTTAATTGGGTGCCAGCCGCAACTGTTAATGACCTGTCGACACTACAGGCGCAAGCAATCAAGAAGCAGATCCTAGGCGTACCGCCGTATCAGCTCCTGTTGGAGCAGGGGTATACGCCAGAGCAACTAGCGGCTTGGGATGTCTCGAAGGAGCCCCTGCCTACAGATATAATGGAAACGCAGGAAGCAACGGATACGACAGCGGCGGATCCGTTGGCCTAGTTGGGAGTGAGTCCCAATGTCCGAGTTGCATGAACAGCTCGAGCGACTGAGGAGATATGTCGTGACGACGCCCCCCGCGCAAACTGATGACGTAGTGGATGATATCGAGCTGGATGATGGCCCGACACCGCCGACCGGCGACAATCAAGACCCTGCTCCAGAGCCTGCTCCGCCTGCTAGCAGGACCGACCCCTCCCCCCTCGACGTCCCAACAGACGACCCTACAGCTAACCTCCGGAAGGCACTCGCGTCCGAAAGGAAGCTCCGCAAGGATGCCGAAGCCCGAGAGCGAGCAGCACTGAGGAAGGCTGCTAGTGCTGAGGAACTAGCCCTCTTGGAGGCTAAGGAAACAGCTGCCGCAGAGGCAGTCTCGACGCTCAAGCCTCAGATGCTCAAGGAGATCGCATCAGCGAAGTTGCAGGCCGCCGGTGTTAGCGGTAATGCGGCTCGTCTTGTTGGACTACTCAACATGAGCGAAGTCGATGTAACTGAGCAAGGCGTCGTCGGTCTGGATGATCAGATTGAAGGACTCAAGGCAGAGTTCCCGCACCTATTTGCGTCGTCGAACGGTAAGGCCTCTCCACGGCCGGCTCCGAAGGCTAATGCCGGAAACGGTGCAGCTCAAGGGCGTCAGCAGGACAATAGTTCCTCTTCAGGGAAGAAGCCGGGCTTCGCCGAGATCCTCGCAGCTCAGGTGCTCGGCAGCGCCTCCCCGAGTTAACAAGAAACTTCCTATTGACTTTCCCGAGAGGTTTACTATATAATTATAGTAAGAAGGCGAACTGCGTTGATTCAGAGCCGTCAGGTCGAGACTTAGCGTGACGCCGGTCGTCGTAAAACCGGCCTGGGTGCAGTAGCCAAAAGTAGTGAACGTTGAGATAGCGTCCTACTTAGCTCAGGCCCGTTTTTACGATGACTATTCAAGGTGGTGTTAGGTGGCGGAATCCGCCTTCACTAACTGGGTGCCAGTCGAATATGGCACGCAGGTGATTCAGAAGGTCACGCAGACTTCTGCGGTCGAGAATTACGGCCAAGAGTTCATGATGACCTCTAACTCGCGTTACGTGGCGCGAGACGCAGGCGTTAGCGCCGCTCTGGTTGTTAAGGGCGGTACTTACAACGAAGACGCCACGGGCGGCTCTTCGGTCCTCCTGACTGCCGGTAAGTGGGGCGCGCAGGTAAGGATTGCTGAAGAGGACATCATGGACTCGTTGGCTGACATTATCAACTCGAAGGCGAACGCCCTCGGGACGGCGATGGCTAAGCTCGTCGACAACATGGCGTTCGGTAATGCGAGTCCGCCCGGCACGGTGAATGCAAACACGACGTCGGTCTATTATGGCCTGACGCAGTCGGACGCGAACACTGGTTATGTCGGCGGCGCGAACCTGTTTGCGACGGCTACCGGTTCGAACGGTTCGCTTGGCTATTCAGCCAGCGGTCCTAGTGCCGGTTACAACCTGCTTTCGCAGGCGCTCGGACAGGTCGAGCAGAGTGACTTCTTCAACGAAGAGGACATGATCTGGGTCGGACATCCCTTCTTCCGTCAGGGACTTCGAGCGGTCAAGGACGGTCAGGGTCGGCCGATCTTCGATGAAGGATCTGTCGGCGGTTTTCCTGGTGGCGGTCAGGGACCGACGCCAGACCGTATCTTTGGCCTCCCCGTGTTCTGGAGCCTGGGTTCGGTTGTAACTGGTGGGGCGCTGGGAGGTGGAACCGGTCCGGTTTCTAGCCCTCCAGCGTATGCAGGTTCTTCGGGATCAGGAAACGCGCCGGCAGGTACGCCGGGTAATCGGCTCCTCATGTGTATGAACCGACTGTACGCCCTAGTCGGTAAGAGGACCACGAACCCGAACAACCCGCAAGGCACTCCGGAGTTCCAGATCGTACCGCCTATGTACAGCGGTACGGATGACACCATCCTCCGCGGCCGTGTTAGGCGCTCGTTCGCAATGGGCGTCGAGCAGGCGTTCTCCGTGATTGAGAGCGTGAACTAATGTCAGGAGTAATCCAGAGTGGGCTCCGCACGATCAACGGCGCGGCGTTCAGCCTTGCTAGCGGCGCACTTACCTCGCAGGCGTTCCAGCCTCCTGAGGGCGCGTCCGCGATGGCAATCTGGCTGACCCCGGCCGGTACGACGGGTGCATCCTTCACTGCAGAGGTACAATGGTCCAATAATGGGACGACGTTTTATAGCGCCGACCCGAAGGATACGTTTGCAGCGATCACGACCGGGTCGACTCAGACCGTAGTTAAGTATGTCACGGTTAAGGCGCCGTTCTATCGCATCACGACTACAGGTGCTACTACGGCCGGCACGGTGCTCGTTCAGGATCATCCGCTATCGTATTCGATCGCTAGCGCTACTGGATGGGAAGCGGGTGCGGCTAGTCTACCGTTTGCGACGGTTGGCTATATCGGAACAACTACGCTGACCGCGACGGTGACGCAGGCGACGACGACGACGTATACGGCACTGACTGCGGTCCCCCGCCTGACCGGCGCAGGTGCTATCAGTACGTCTACAGGCACTGAGGCCAGCCGGATGTCACTGCTGGTTAACTGTACGGCGAACACTTGGACCGCCTCGCCGACGCTCCAGATCTACTGGTCCCTGAGCGGACTTCCTTACAATGTGAGCACGAACCCGCTCCCGCTCAGCCTGGCCTATGCCGGTCTAGGAGCAATTGACGACGTTTTCACGGCACAGACGGCGGCGTATAACGTGTTCAAGGAGGTCCCTGTGCTAGCGCCGTATTTCGCGCTAGGGATGTCCGCAGGCACTCCAGGGTCATGTACGTTCACAGTCGACGTCTCCATCACGGCGGTCTAAGGAGGACTCATGGCAAGTATTAACAAGAACGACGCCCTTAATGCAGCGGCTCACGGTATCCCCTACGTCGGTTTCGGCGTCGCTCAGCATCCCGGTGACGGGCTTAATCCTTGTGGGTTCGGGAGCGCCTATGACTTCCCGCAGGACACGCAGCAGCATTTCGAGGGATACGCTAAGGAGCTGAGTGGCGACGACGCGCTCGGTCCTGATATGGACGGCGACAACCCGGGTGACTCCATGGGCACTCGCGGTCCGAGTATCTAATGGCCAGCCTCGACATCGGTGACTGGGACCAACGGAATCTTTCCGTACAGGGATCCCAGCCTCACATTCCCGAGCGCAGGCCGCCGGACGCGATTGAGGCCCGGCCGCAGCCCTCGGCGCTCAAGAACCATCTCTGTCAGGAGATGACCGCTGGTCGTGCTGTATCATTCTGCGGAGTTCCACAGAGTGCTATGCAGGGCGACGTAGCTGGTGTAAACTTCGCCTACGATAGGGCGAGTGGAGGTGTGGCTAACCTGTGAATACTATTAAAGCGACGGACCCGGCTCAGGATGAGATGCCTGAGCCGGATGAGGCTCAGGCTGGGCTTGTTTCAGCTGGGGCTTCCTATCCGGAGCCGACGGTACAGCGGCTCCAGTCGGTCAGTTCTGCCTCTGGGCTGAATCATGGAGGCAATGCACGGCTGTACGAGCGTGAGGCTCGTAAGGTTCCGCGACCTGAGCGTGATGGCGTGCAGATTCTTAATGGCAAGAAGGTCTATGTTAAGACCTTCCGGCTAGGGCTTCCTCCTGGCGGACACCTACCGCCTGAAGCGCACGAGTCGAACATGCGTCAGACGGTTGAGGACGTGCTCAAGGCGGGCGAGCGAGTCGACTCACGGACTACGCTACATTCGGTTGAGGATGACAAGCTTAATCGACATGTTCTCATGTCGTATATCGTCGAGCTAGTCTAGGAGGCGCAAAATGCCTAATGCGGAAATTTATACGGCTTCAATGCCGGTTGCTGGCGGATACGCGATTCCGTCGGCGACGACGCAGGACCCAATTATGGCGCTCGTCGCGCCTTCGACTAAGCGTGCCTGGATCGTAGGTGTCCGATTCGGCATCCTCCAGTCCTCAGCGGCTGCGGGCAACTCAGTACTGTTTACGCTCGCGCGCACCTCAACGAATGCGGCTGGCGGTACTACGAGTAACGTAGCCGCGCCTAATGATCCTGCAGGGCCTGCAACACCTCTTATTACGGCGTCAGTGAACTCGGGCACGACTTGGAGCACGGCGCCCGTTATGAATGCTGCCGGCGTTGTCGGTCAATGGGAGCTTCCACAGACTACTGGTTCGTCCTGGGAAGAATTCCCGCCGCTAGGGTATGAATGGACGATCGCCGCCTCTGGTGGATATGCGCTCTTCGTGTACGCTAGCGTCTCGACTGCAACGAACGTCGTCTGTAACCTAGTCTGGGCTGAATAATAAGGACTAACTGTCCTGGAAGGAGGTAGTTAATGCCGCAGACTTTGTGGTCGGCTCCTGTTCCGCCACTCAATACGGCCAGTGCTAGTCCGGCTATCGCGGCTGCGCTGACAGATCTGTCCCCTGTCGAAGTGATTCTGCTCCCAGGACAGATGAACCTGGGGACCCGTATTCGATTGTTCGCTCAAGGCGAATACACAACAACGTCCGCGACGCCGAACGTCATTCTTGGGTTTTACATGGCAGCAGCCGGTACGGCCATTAGCACGACGGTGACGCTGGGCGCTAGCGGCACGCTGACCGCGGGATCTTCTGCGACTTCAGCTCCTTGGCAGCTGTTCTGGTATGGTCGATTTACAGCGCTCAGCGGGCCTAATAGCGTTGCTAACGCGTCAATGTACGGCCAGGGTACGGTGTTCTGGTCTACCGTCGCCGGCGGCGGTAGCGGCACCAGTAATCCCTGGACAGTTGTTGCCCCGATCCCAGGCACGGCGGCGCTACGCACGATTGCTCAATCAACAACGGCAATGAATACGCTAACCGCGCAGGAGATCATGGTCGGCTCTACTTGGAGCACGACAACGGCGGTTACTTCAATGACCTGTGATGAGCTTACCTGTGAAGTTCTCGGATAGGAGATCGGCATGGCGATCGGCAATATTCCCAGTCAGGCGCAGCTAAACAGTCAGATTGCCCAGCTAGCGAGCCAATGGCGTAGCGTCGCCCAGCAGTCGCTGTACTTCGGGACGTACATCAATAATATCGGGACTGCCGGTCTCCAGGCGCTTAGCTTTACCTCCGGTGACGCGACTACCTTTGTTGCACAGGCGGACTACATGCTGACCCTCTCAGGCGTATATATGGGAACCGCTACCCAGGGTACGGTGTTTAATTTCGAGAATGCGCTAGTCACCGTGACCGGTCCCAATTAAGAACCATACGACAAGCCGGTAAGGAGCTGCCGTGGGGTGGAACCGGCTCCAGTCGATATCCAACGTCGCGGACGGCACTAATGTCGTCTCGGCAACCCTCGGCAGCAACGTTTCGTCGTACAGCAAGATTATCGTTGCGGTAGCCTTCTATAGTGGGGTTACGGGTAGTAGTACTAGTAGTGTTTCTGACGGCGCAGGGAATAACTGGACTAAGCTAGGCGGCGTCCAGACTGGCGATAACAATGGTGAACTATCGCTCTGGGCTCTAGACGTCCCTGCAGGGGATATCGGTAATAGGCCAACGCTGACAGCGACCGGCTCGGTTAACAATGCTAACTGCGCTATCGCTATCTATGTTGAAGAAGATTCAGGCCTGCTGGCCGGCAATACTACTGGGATGCTCGATGGCGCCCTAGCAGTCCTGAATGGCACTACCTACGGCGGCAACACTGGCAGTCCGTCTTATGCTTCATCGCTCGTCGGTGAATATCTTGTCGCAGTCTATGGTGATGACTCTGGTGGTGCGGCTTGGACCGGCCCTGCAGGATGGACCGTCGACCCTAATAGTCTGAATACGAACTCTGCTGAGAACATCGCACTCGCCTATAAGGACTCGACGGGCGGGACAGAGACTGACGGGTTTAGCCTGTCGTCCGGTTCTGGCGGCTGGGCTGTCCTCATGGGAGCGTTCCAGCTGGCAGCCTTCGCTCCCGACCCAACGGTGTACCCTGGCTGGATACGCACCGCGCCGGCATGGTTCCCTGGGTCAGATGTAGTTGCTACGGCTCCGGATGGCACTCCATTTTACAGTCAGCCGCTACCGTCATACGCCCGGCCTATTCCATTCACGGTAGTGTCTAGGCAGGAACCGCCGGCGACGCCTCCCGGATGGTTCCCCGGTGCTGATTCGGCTGCTGCGAATCCTGGCGGCATCCCATTCTATACCGTCCCGACGCCTGAGTATAACCCATCGATACCATTTATACAGTGGCGCGTGGGCAATAGCTCGAGCACGACGACGATGACTATTCCTAGCTCTGTACAGCAGGGCGATGTCATACTCATCGCTGTCGCGGAATGGGAAGCTAGCCCTGTAGCGCTAACTGCGACGGTCTCGTCGAGCGGGCCGACACAGCCGCAACTATCGGCTTATACTCAGTACTGGGACGCGTACAGTGGTTCTACAGCTGACCTAGCACAGCTATGGACGATGACTGCGGCCGCAGGAGATGCCGGTGCCACGCTTACGCTATCGGGCGTTACGTCATACTCGACATGGTGCCTGGGTGCTTGGGTAGGATCCGCTGGGATTGATGTCATTGCAGGCAGTCATACGGTATCAGGGTCTGAAGTTCAGACCTGGTCTACGGGCCCAAGCACAGTTTCTCGTCAGGGTAGCGACTGGTCTATAAGTATCGCTACAGACTTTAACGGCGGTAGCCTTTCCACATATCCAGGAACTCTGCGGCAAGAAGCGCCTGCACCTGCGGGATCCGGTACAGGGTTCACGATAGGTATAACGGATAGTAATGGTCCTATCGGTCCGGCGGGGACAAATCTAGTATCGGGATCTTGGGCTAATACTTCCGGGACATCACCGTGGGCCGGCTGGGTCATAGGTCTAGCACCTCTAGGAGTCAATCTTACCCCAGGGACTGTCGGCGGCTTTGTATCGCGCCATCGTACGACTGTGCGCGCGACTGTTAAGACGTCTACTGTAGCTGGCGGCCAATCGGGTACGGCTAACAGTGTAGCAAGCGGTATTAGCGGTAGCGGTCTGCAGCGGCCGCCGATACAGCGTCGTCAGTCTACACGATTGCTGTTTAGGGGCCTTAGCGTATCGCCACAGCTGCCTGTACTGGCTATACCGCCGCCTATACTGCCCAGGCAGAAGGCTACCCGAGGGTTCTGGCGCAATGGGGCCGTAGCAACTGCTAATCAATCGTATCTAAATGTTACTGGTGGTCTAGTCTGGCGGCGCGCAGCCGCGCGGGGTCTATGGCGGACTAGCGCACTAGTACAGACTATTAACCGGTCATACTTTAGTAGTACTAACGGGGTCGTTAGTCGTCGGCCAAAAATAGCCAGGGCATTCTGGCG